TTTGATACAATATCAAATAAGGAACTTTTGAGCAATCAAGGTGTTTCTTTTATGGCTTTAGGTGCAATGGCTTCACTTCCTCAATTAAAAAACACCAGGGAAGAAGAAGGTTATTTATTTGACTTCATTTTTAGCTATGATAATAGTCATATTAGTGAAGTAATACTTGTCGATGTAGTTTCAGTTAGTGGAACTATATCCATTTCAACATAAGGAAAACAAAATGGCATTAAATCGTAGAGCTGTCCTAACTGATGTACAAAAAGAGTTAGCGACAACATTTATTGATATAAACAAGGCGGTAGGTCTAATCACAGACACAACTATAATTACAGAGCAGAAGAGATTATACACTACTATCGAAGAAGTAGGCGAGGACTTTCTCGCAACTTCAGAAGCTTATGCAATGGCAAAGGCTTATTTTAGTGAGGGTGCAACAACTCTCTATCTAGTACCAGTAACGGGTGAAAGTTCAGGCAGCTTAACAACTATTGCTATTGCTCCAAATGACTTTATCGCTATTTCAGACGGTGAGTTTGATGTAGATGTAGATTCTGTAACACAATCGATTGCAGCACTAGATTTTACTAGCATCGGAAATATTCAAGATATAGCTGATGTTATAAGTACTGGTCTTATTAGTGCAAGTGCAGGCGCTACTTGTTCAGTTGGTATTGGGAATACATTAGTAATAACTTCTGATACTACAGGGGTGACTTCTATAGTTGATACTATTGCAACTCCAGCAGCGCCAAGTGGCACAGACATATCAGCATTAATTGCTAAATCATTCTTAACAATAAGCGACAAAGATATTATTGGAAAACTTACCGAATTAGAAAACGATAGTACTGCAGGTTTTGGCTTTGTAGTAGTTGGAATGGATAAAGCTTTAGGGCTTACAAATCAAGTAGTCGGAGACGGTGCTGATTTAACACAGTTTGTATTCAACAAAGAGTATGATGTTTTTATTGACTCTAGTGCAGCAGCAGTAATAACTAGCGTTACTACTGATGTAGCTTCAACAAATAAAAACTTCTACGATAATCTAAGCGGTGATGATCTGCTAAGAGTTGGAAATGTATCTTTCTATTATACTGATGTTGCAACTGATTTTGTATCATTCGGTGTAATGGGTAAACTAATGGCTAAAGATATCGGCTCTCAAACTGTAAAGTTTATGAAGCCTAAAAATAGTGATTCAGTAGATATGACAAACTCTGAGCTTCAAAATACTCTTGATAAGAACACAAATGTTTTTACAGGAACAAATGAGCGTGTTGGACAATCTTTCATCAAAGAGGGTACTACTTTAAAAGACGGTGATTTTATTGATACTTCACTAGGCAGTATTTGGATTAAGATTCAATTAGATGAAGCGATTTATAATTTATTAACTATTAAAAAAGTAGGGATTAACTTAGATGGCTTTACTCTATTAGAAAACATCACGCAGCCAGTATTTCAACAAGCGATAAATCAAGGCATCATCGATAACAATGCAGATGTGCCATTTGAGATTGCTTTCACTGCTGGAAATATAGCAAATCGTGAAATCATTGGCACATACTCATACTTTGAAGATGTTGCTGGTCATTTTGTGACAAACACAATTACAATTAAAACGGAGGCTTAATCATGGCTGAACAATTAAAAGGACTATCATCATTCGTATGGGGAGGACTCCCAATGAAAGGACTTGCTGAAAATGCAGTGACTTACGACCTCGGAGAACTTGGGGACACTTTAAGCGCATTGGATACAGTAGTTCACTTAAAGAGAAATCCAAATGCTGTTGTGACTGGAGTAACTTTCAATATTGTTAAAGGAACAGAGGGCTTAAATGAACTTCTTGCTTTAATTCTAACAAAAGTTCCTTATCCATTAACAATGAATGACACAGGAATTAAGTTTAAAGGCTTTATGCCTTCTTCAGGGGCTTCTTTATTTGGGATAGGAGACAGCACAGGATCTTCGGATGTAGAGGCATATAATGTTACTTTCAAAGGTAACCTACAAATACTTAGTTTAGAATAGGCTCTTTTCGAGTCTCTAACCTTTTGAGGCTTTCGAGCCTCAATTAAGAACAAGTCTCTTTATCTTTCCTCTAAAAATAACAGTTTTGTTTTTGTAGGTATCAATCCCGAAGCAATGGATAGACATCAGCATTAAATCAATCCCTTTATGTTTTAATGAAAGTGGGCTGTAATCACAATCACGGATTTCTCTGAATTGGTTATATGACTGCTTATTAAACTTTAAAGTAACAGAGTTTTGAGTTACTGATATCTGCTTGATGCCTCTAAATAAAACTTTGCCAAAAGCAGCTATTATCATATTCTCTCTTTTTTGCTTTCTGAACTTCTTAGTATTTTTCATATTTAATCCTTTCTTCTTTTTTAATGCCCCAATGATACCCCATATAAAAAATAAATACTTTGACTTACATCAAGAAATAGAAATTTAGCTATAATATGCAATAGCATTTTACGAAGTCCATTTTCTCCCTCATTCATCTCCGGTGGGCTTCGTAAAGTGTTAATCAAAGGAGATAAGAAGATGATACTGATAAAAAAAGATTTAAAGACTGTAAAAAATAAACTGTTGTGCGAGCTGGAAGATTATATATTTGATAGTGTAATGCCTTTAATGACTAATGCTTCAAACATGACAGAAGAAAAACAAGAGCAACTTTCAACAGAGATGATGAAGAGTGTAATGGATGCCATAAAAGATAACAGCATCCGCTTTGCAACGATTTGTTATACAGATGAAAACGGTCAATCGTTAAGTGAAGAAGATTTACAAGAGATCCCTTTGAAGCTAAAAGTGTTCCAAGAGTGCTTACCTGAAATCATGGAAATCATGGCTGACTATTTACAGAATGAGGATTCAGCAGAACAGGGAAAGCCAAAGCGGAAAATAATCCGCAAGAAATAGTTAAGTTTTTACAGCAAAACAGAATCGCACCTCTTTTCTTTAGAGGCTCTGTTTTAATATCTCAGAAAGTAATCTCATTTAGTGAGTTTATGGACATGAGATATAAAGATTTTAAGAAAGTAGAAGCTACTTATTATTTCATCCAGAGTATGAAACATGGAAGCGCGAAACCTTCTCAGTCTAAAGATAAAACTAAGCAAGAACTGCAAGGATTAGATACTATAAGTGCAAGTGATTTGAACTTACCTAAAGAATACTTATCTATTTTTTAGATATAATTATCAAAAGGATTTATTTTGGCAACTGTTGAGGAATTAGATTATGAATTAAATTTTAAATGGGATAAGAAAACATTTGAAGGCTTCAATAAATCTCTTCAAAAATCTGTTGCGGGATTTGTAAAACTTGGAGCAGCGATTATTGCTGCACAAGGTGTTGCTTTTTCAATTGCCAAAAGTGTAGCAGACCAAAACGATCAACTAGACAAATTAGCATTAAGACTAAATACAACTACAGAAGAATATCAACGCTTAAAGTTTGCTGCCGAAGATTTTGGAGCAAGTGGCGATGATGTTACAAGTTCACTAAAAAACCTCACTAAAGCCCAAGAAGATATACTAAGAGGTAAAGGCGACATAGAAGCATTTGGAAGACTTGGAATTAATCCAGCAGACTTTCAAAACTCATCTGATTTACTTCTAGCCATAGGTGATTCAATACAAAACATTCAATCAAATTCTGAAAAGATAAATCTACTTGAAAGAATCGGAGTCAGTACAAACTTACTTCAAGCATTAGATAGTGGTAGTGCTAATATAGGAGCGCTTGGAGAAGAGTTTGATAGTTTCGGTGGCACAGTATCAGTAGAACAAAAACGACTCGCTGGAGAGTTTCAAGCGGTATGGCTAAGATCTACAACAGTAATAAGTGGAATGACAAACAAGATAGGCTCTAAGCTTTTAGTAAGTATAAATAAATTTTTACAAGTATTCGTTAAATTTGCTCAAAAGAATATGAAAGAAATAACAGCAGGATTTGATAAGTTTTTTAGAGCGATTACAAAAGCTTCTAAAATCTTATTTATCGTTTTAACAAGAATATTCTCTTTAATATCTAGCATTATAGGATTGATGGGTGGACTTGAAAATGCTGTACTTGTTGCATCCGCTGCTTTTATAGTATTGAAGAGAAGAATGATTCTAGCTTTTGCAGTTCCTCTCTTGATCGGTATAGCGCTATTTGCAATTATAGAAGATATTGTAACAGGGCTACAAGGTAAAGATAGTTTTTTCGGAGACCTATTAAATACACTAAGTTTCATTCCAGAAGCATTGAAAAAGATAAGCTCATGGTTTGATATAATTATAGAAAAAATAGTAAAAATAGGTACTGATATAAAAGAAGCTTTTAGTTTTGATAACATTAGTTTACCAGATATTAGTTTGCCTTCATTTGGAGATATCGGAAGCTCAATAAGCGGATTCTTTGGTGGAACTCCACAAGGTCAAGCAATCACCAATAATATAGGCGGTGCAAGAGATGCGAATATTACGATTAATGTTAGCGGAGCAGATGGGAGTGTTGTAGAACAAATAAACCAGTACTTCCAGCAAACATCAAATAGAATTTTTGGAGATTAAAACATGGCATTAATTCAGATAAGCGGATTCTCTAAGAATGTTTTTGAAAGCGATGAAAGTGGAATCACTGTTGCTTTTGACGGATTCCTTAGTGTCAATCAAGTCGTAAACAATATTGTAACTAAAAGACCTATTGAGGATGGCTTTGACTTAACTGATGCTGTTCATAATAGTCCTACTGTCTTATCGGTTGAAATCATAGTAACTGATACAGCACAGACAATAATTGACAGTAGATCGATTACAAATCTTCCAAACATATTAGGAACTAAATTTGTTCAAACTTATACAAAAAGACAATTAAACAGACTTGATGAAATCTCAAACAATAAAGAAACAATTTCTTTTAAAACAAAATATGGAAATTACAGCGGATACTTTTTAGAGAATTTTGCTTATACAGAATCAGAAGAAGAAGGGCTAAGAATTAGTTTTAATTTATCAGAAAATAGAACTGATGTTGTTGCAGATACTTCACTAAATATAGATGATAGCATAGGATTATGGTCATGATAATAAATTTAGATTTAAACTTTATCAACAAGATTTTAAAAACAAATCAAGCCGAACTCAGATTCAAATACAATACAAATAATGATTATTTCTATTTTGATCTATTTGATTTAGACGGCAATATAATCTCTTATCATAATAAAATAGTCACAGGTTTTCAGTTTCTAGGTTTTAGATTTACTTCTGACACTAATGCAAGTTACGCGACAGCAGAAAATATCTCTGGATTCAAGCTAGTAACAGATGAGTAAATTTTCTACTAGAGACTTAATCGTATCAATAAGAAATAAAGCAATTGACAAGACGATAGAGAATTTAAATATAAGAGTTGTTGCGACTAAGACTCTCGCAAGTGTACCAAATGAAGCAGAAATAGAAATCTATAATCTTAATCAAAACAGCAGAGAAGATTTATATAACAATGTTTATAATTTTACTGAAGATATAGGCAATACAAATATCACTGTAACTTTAGACAATAAGCAGATTTTCACAGGTCAATTAATCAATGTAAATAGCACCTATTCTATTCCAGATGCTGAATGGAAAACAGTTCTATATTGTGGCGATGGATTTAATGCTTTTCGTACTAAGACTAATAGAAAGTTTGATAAAGGTACATCAAGAAAAGATATGGTTGATGAACTTATAGGGGAGCTTGAAAGTGCTGGAGTAGTGGTTAAAGGAGCAATAGAAGGCTTCACAAATTGCACAGATAAAAGTTTACTCAAAGCGATCCTGGTTAATGGTGAAGTCGTATCTAATATAAAACGATTATTGAAAGATTGTTTCAAAGATGTAGATGTTTATGTAGATGAAGAAAAGATAAACATTTTAGTGGAAAAATCAGTTATTAAAAATAATCTAATTGTTATAAACAGTGGATTAATTGAACCGCCAACATTAAGTGAACAAGGCATCAATGCTAAAGTTGTTTTAAATTCTAGCCTAAAGATTGGTGCAGAGTTCCAAGTACAATCAAGAAGTAGAAACATTAGCTTCGGAAATCTTACAATAAACAGACCTAGAAAAAAACAGATAAGTGGTGACGGGATTTATAGAGTGCAAGAATTAAAACACATTGTTGATAATTTCTCCAGTAATGTTGCAACAACTGAGATAATCGGTTTAAACTCAGGGAGACTATAGATGCCAAAAGAAGTAGTACAATCGAATAACGGCATGATTAATTTTATATTCAATGCTATCAATAATTCGTTATTAGAATTAAACACTTCTAACATGGCAACGATAACATCTGTAAGCGATGATAAGACTAAAGTAGATGTAACTATTGACTCAAGCAAAGAAGAAGTGCCAGACATACCATTTGTAACACTACAAGGCGGAGGAAGCTTTTTACAGTTCCCAATAAGCGTAGGGGATAAAGTCTTATTGATTTTTGCAAAAGACACTATAGAAGATTGGTTAAGCGGCGATGATGATTTTATCTTTGATTCTAACTTTGATATAAACAATGCTTTTGCTTTAGTTGGGATAAACAATATTAATCCGATAGAGATTCAAGATTATACGGATTTTAAAATAGATACGATTAAGATCAGAAATGAAAATGAAGAATTAATCACAATTTTAAGTGAAACAACTCAGGCTCTAATCGATACAAGTGATTTGCTATCAACAACAAATGTCGTGATAGCATCTGGCTCTAGTGCCGGAACTTATCCAATCAGTTCACAAGCAGCTTTCACATCACTTAAAACAGCGATAGATGATTTAAAGACAAGACTAGATACATTTAAGGTGTAAATATGGCAACAATGGATTATAAAACAATTGAATATAGTGAAGGCGAATTTGATATAGCAATACCTCTTGAAAAAGTAGTAGCATTTGAAGATTTATTATTTCAACAAGTTGATTTACTTCTTGAAACATGGAAGGGTGAATTTGTTTATGATATTACTCAAGGTATGCCCTATGAAGAAATTTTAGAAAAAAGTTTTGATTTAACTTCAATAGAATCGGTTTATTATGATAGAATTAAGGAATTAGTTTATTTCAAAGATTTACAAGACTTTGCAATAGATATTGATTCGGATAGAAATTATCTAATCAGTTTTGTGGTAGTAGCTCAAAACGATGCAACACAAAACTTTAACTTTTCACTAGGGGTATAAAATGGCAATAATTACAGACAACGGTGTAAATATTGATACATTAGAAGAAGCAGTAAAAAATAACACCGCTTCATACTCTGAAAAAACAGGTGATGTTGATGTATCGCCAAGTAGTGCTTCTGGGGAACTTATCGCGATTACTTCTGAAATGGATGTAAGAAACCAGCAGAATGTAGCAGACGCATTTACTCAAAATACCATTACAGATGCGACTGAATTAAATCTTGACAGCCTAGCTTTAATTAAAAATCAAGCTAGAAAAGAAAATCAATCAAGTATAGTGTTTGTAAAATTCGAGGGAGTGAATACAACAATAGTTCCAAAAGATATTATTCTAGTTTGTAGTGATAACGATGAAGAATTTTTAACAGATTTTGCAGTAACTATAGCAAGTGGTGAAGCTTTTGTGAGTGCTACAAGTGTAAACATTGGAGTGATATGTCCAGCAGAGACAATCAGCCTCAAAACGGCAATCACTGACATTACGAGTGCTACAAATCAAACTGATGCAGAAGTGGGCTTTGATAGTGAAAGTGATTCATCATTAAGAACACGACTTCAATTCATCGGCTCACCATTTACAAACAATCTCAAAGAGGGATTATTTCTAGCTTTAGCAGAATTACAAAATACTACTAAAGTTGCAATACTAGATAACAATACAGACTCTACAATAGATGGAGTACCAGCAAGATATTTTAGTCCTGTTGTTCAGGGTGGGAATCAAGCAGAGATAGCAAGAATTATTTACCGTTATATGGGTGTAGGTAATCCAAGTTTCGGAGATATTAATCAGACAATAATAAGCGATATTGATAGTTCTATATCTTATGTAGTTTCTTATAATATACCTACTGAATTATTAACAGTTGTTGCAGCAACAATCACAACTGCTTCAACATTTAATTCTGATACAGGATTCGATGAAATTAGAGATAATATTGTAGCTTATTTTGATTCACTAAAGATTGGAGAAGATGCGATTATTCAGAAAGTTGAAGCAGTTTGTTTTATTCAAGGAGTGACAGCAGTGAGTATTCTTCTAAATGGTTCAGCAGTTAGTCTCAACTCTACTTTTAAAGAATTGTTTGTAACTAATCTATCTAATGTGACAGCCTCATGACATTTCAAGATTTAGCAATTAGCAGAATTACTCCAAAATTTGCAAATGCTAATAACTATAAAAATATTGTAAGATTCACGACAAGCATATTTGATAAAACTGTAACAGATATAGAACTAATAAAAGATTTAAAAAACTTAAACTCTGAAAGCACAATAGTATTGGATGAATTAGGGAAACTTTTAGGCATATACCCAAGACCGATATTGGAAGTTGGCACAACTGGCGATGGCTTTATGCAGTGGGATGTTTTAGGTTGGGATACTACACCTTTCTTTACTCTTGGAAGTGAAGATATCAGACCTTTAACAAATCTTGAATATTCAAGACTTTTAAGAGCAGTTGCAACTCTGATGACTTTCAATGGAACAATTGATGAATGGTCAAGTCTTATTGGAAAACTTGCAGATGCTTCAGTATATATAGTTAATAAACCAAGCTCTTATGATATTGTAATATTAAAAACATTAACACAAATAGAGAAAAATCTGCTAGAATTTCTTTTAGATAAGATTGACAATCTAACAGTAAAAAAAGGTTTTTTAGGAACTTCTGATAATCAGCCTTTTCAATGGGATGTAACATCTTGGGATACGGTCTCTTTTATAGAGCCGTGGTAAATTAAAATAAAGGACAAATAAATGGCTATATCTAACCCGAACTTAATAGACGGTATTGATCTAAACGGAACAAATCAAGGTACACCGGCAACAGCATTAGTTGATGACGGATATCTCTTTCAATCAATACCAAAATCAGCAGACATGAATAGATATTTCAAAGAGATATATAGAGGCATGCACTTCTCTAAAGAAAGCGGAGTATGGCAATATGATGCTGCGGTGTCTTATAAGAAACATGCTAGAATGATGAGAGATCAAAACATCTACCGTTCTCTATCTGACGGGAATCAAGGTAATGATCCTTTATCTGCTCCTACTTTTTGGCAAATTGACCAGTGGAGAATGAATACAACAACTCACAATATAACAGCAGATAGTGATTATACTTTAACTTCCGAACAAAATAATTTTGGAAAAGTAATCATCACTGATACTGGAGTAGTTTTGACTGGTGCGATTAATATCATAATGAGCGATGAAGAGAAAGATTTTATTATTCATAATGATACAGCTCAGATATTAACAGTTAAAACAAGTGCCGGAACTGGTATCGCAATTGATGTTGGTATTAAAGCTTGGTTAGTTTGTGATGGAACTAATGTAATTGAAGCAGTTGATACTACAGAAATAGGCTCTAATCAAACATGGCAAGATGTAACGGCTAGTAGAGCAAACGGAGTTACATATACAAATACTACTGGAAGACCTATTCAAGCAAATCTAATATTTTATAATACTGCAGGAAATAAGACGATGACAATCGCAGGAAATACAATAACAGTCGCAACAGGTGGACAGTATAATAACACAACTGTTATCGTGCCAAATGGAGCAACATATATTCAAAATGGATTAGATGCAAATAATTGGAATGAATTAAGATAAAAAGGGAAATAATGAAATACTTTAAAGATGAAAACAACAAAGCTTGGGTTTATGAAGATGATGCGAAAGAATATCAGATAGAGGATGGATTAACTTCCATTACAGAAGCTGAGTTTTTAACTATTACAAATCCGCCATTAACACAAGAACAATTAGATGCAATAGCAAAACAAGATAAATTAAATGCTATTGCGACAATCGCAGTAAAAACACAAGCAGGAAATATTTTTGATGGACATGATGATGCTAGAAACAATATGCTATCAGCATTAAGAGAAGCAGACACATCAAACGAAACAGAAACACCGTTTTGGATATTAGCAGATAATTCAAAACTGAAGCCTTGCACCTATGCGGAAATTGAAGAAGCTCATGGGTTAGCAATTAGAGCAAAAGGGGTTATCCTCGATGGATAAATATTGCAAGAAGATAGGCTGTTAATCTCACTACTTCTATTAAATATTAGTAGTGAATTGAGATATAAAATAATAAGGTTTAGACATGAACGAAGAAGAATCAAAAATACCAAAGAACTATAAAAGCTGGTTTGCATTTGTCACTTTTTTATCGGCATTTGCTTATTCGGTTTTTTCTGACAAAACAGAGCCTATTGTTTATACTACTGGTTTATTCTTTGTTGTTATCACCATAGCCTTCATGCTGAGAAGTGAAGAACTTTTACAGCTTATAAAAATCGTGGTAGAAAGGTTTAAAAAGTAATGTCAAGCTTTAATATAAAAGACTATATGCTCTTAGCTTTAGGACTAATTATCATAGGTCTATTATGGTCAAGAAACTCTCTTCAAAATGACTTGCAAGAAATGACAGATAAGCGAGATAAAAAAGCTTCTGAATTGCTCGTAAGCCTCACGAATGAACAGTCACTAGAAAATGCAATAATTCTATATAATGAAATTGTTGAAAAAGACCGATTAGATACAGACAAAAAACATCAAGCATATATCAAAGCGATGAAACCAGAAGCAGTTACAAAATATATAAAAATTTACACAAAGGACACAGATGAAAATGCTACTGAATGTGAAAATATTAACAGTATTCTCGATAATGTTATTTCTATCGGGTTGTAAAGAAGATTGCACTCCCACTGTTATAACAAAAGTTGTGATCCAAAAAGTTCCAGTAAAGTGTAAAATTAAAGAAGTTGATTGTAATTACTCTGGAGATAGAATGCAAGCACTCACAGAACTCATAAGATGTAATTATGCACTAAAACAAGCAAATAAGGAATGCCAATGAGTGATGAAGATTACAAAGATATGGTTATAGAGCATGACAAGCACATAGAAAGTCTTGCTACTTCTATCGAATCTTTGGCTGGTGGAGTTGGAGCAACTAATAGAAAGCTAGAAGATATTATTGATGTAATCTCTACACAAAATGTATTAATTGAAAAATTTACAAATCTTGAATCAAATCTAAAAGAATCTTTTAATAGAGTGCATAGCAAAATAAGAGTTGTTGAAGATAAGCAAGATACAAATGGATGCCCTGTTCTGAATATCGAAGCTGAAAAAATAAGAGTTGCAAATAAAAGAATTAGCGACCTTGAGCAAGAAGTAAAAAAAATAATCTCTCCAATGTTGATAAAATCTATTGCAACTTTGCTTATAATCCAATCAATTATCTTTGGAACTTACTTAGTCCAATCAATTCATTCACTCGACACAAGAGAAAGCGCCGCATCTGCTGAATATAAAGCACTCGAAGCAAGAGTAAGAAGATGCGAGAACAATACTAATAGAAATTATGGTCACATTACAGGGCGGAATGTTTATAAAAAAAATGAAAGATAATACTAATTTTAAAGGACAGTAAATGATAAAAGCAGTAATACATTGTAGTGATTCACCACCATTTGAAGAACTATTGCCAACAATAGATAACCTCTACAACACTAAGGGTTATAGCCTAACCATGATTGAAGAAGAATTAGGCTTAATCCGTTCCACTCTGTGGGTGAAATTAAAAAAGGTAGGGTTTAAATTAAGAAGCAGGAAAGATGCCCAAAACATAGCAAGCATTAATGGACGAAAGTCTAAAGTTGGTGTAGATAATCCAAACTTTAATAAGGATGATAAGCTAAGAGAGTGTTATTTGAAAAGAGGGATATATTTTCTCTACAATAATGATGAGTTGGTATATATAGGAAAATCAATTACAGATATCCGAAAAAGATTAAAAAGGCATATTTTCGAAGAGACAAAAATATTTGATAGGGTAGATGCTTACTTTATTAATTCAGATACAGATGTTCATTTGGCAGAAGTGTATTTGATTAATAAATTCTCGCCCAAATATAATAAGAATGAGCATGGGGATATGCCTATGACACTAGAAATACAAAATATAGACAAAGTGGTAAAAGAGTCTATATCAATAAGTTTAAAGGATTAATATGGGAATTTCATCAATAACACTATCTCCAGTTGGTCGAGTAAAAATATGATAAAATGTATTATTCACTGCTCAGACAGCCCACAAAATATAGGAACAACAGCAAAAGATATTCATAAATGGCATCTAACAAGGGGATGGGACGGGATTGGTTATCATTATGTAATACTAGAAGACGGCACTATTGAAAATGGAAGACCTGAATATTGGAAAGGTTCACATGCCAGAGGGCATAATGATGCTTTAGGCATTTGTCTTATAGGAACTGATAATTTCACTCATGCACAATTCATAAGCCTAGAGAAGCTCTTAAAAGATAAAAACTTCAAAGCCGACGAGATTGTTGCACATTCAGAGATAAGCTCTAAAACATGCCCTAACTTTAATGTGAGTAGTTATTTAATCTCAATCGGGATAAGTTAAAACCTATCCAACAATATAGACAAGTCTCTTTTATTGGGTGGCACTTCGACTTTAATAAATAAAGCCCGGATAAGCCACCTGGCATAACGATAAAACTTCCACATTAAACCATTGACATTATAAGACATAACATCATCTCTTTGCAGTAAAAATAAAGTAACTGCCAAAAAACTATTCCATGTCTCAACAGTAATAGAAACATCAACTTTATGTAGAAGCCTAGCTAAATCCAAACGAGTATTATGCTTTGTCAAAAAATAATACATATCATGCGACTCTAACCACACTTTTTTCTTAAACTCTCTTCTGCGGATAAAAAACTCTTCATTGATAAGTCTTTGCCCTCTCTTTAACCCCTCTTTAAACACTGAAATAGGAAGAGTACCCACACTCTTTCGAGTGTAGATTAAAGCAAGACTTGCATCATGAAGTTCAATGAAATCATTTACCGGTATGAACTTACTGATTTCTCACCCTTTATCTTTGTTGATACTGCTGCTGTTGCTGATTATGTTGCTGTTGGCTTTGTTGATTGCCTTGATTATCCTGGTATTGTGTTGGAGGCTGTTGATAACTTTGGTTTCCGCCTTGTTGCTGTCCACCCTGATTATTGCTTGTCTCTTCAAATACTCCTACCATTACCATACCATTTTCGCCTATTGGCAAACCTGCTAAATTGATTTTAGGATCAAGCAAAATATACTCTTTGCCATTTGCATTAGTATTTAGTATCCCTAAGTTTGTCCACTCTGTACCCTCTGAACCATCTTGTTTTTGGTATTTTCTACCTGCAATGCTTAATTTTTTCATTATTTTTCCTCATTTATTTTTTTATTGTTTGATTTAAACGACCATGTGTAAAGAATCTCATCTTTTTTTGGACCATATAAAATTGATCCGATTAAAAAAATCGCTCCTAAAATATGATGCGTCTCTCCGCCTTCTAAAAAAGATGAACTTATGTAATAGTAAATAGAAAAACTATATAGCAATATAGTTGTTATGTTAATATTGATTTCTCTCATTTTGTTTTCCCTTTTGCAATTTTAAGTAAGACTAGATAGCCAAGTAAATCACTCACCACATCTTCATCTTCATCTTGATTCGACATTCTACTAAGTTTATCGTCAATCCTAACTAAAATCTGC